CTAATTTGTTTTTACACTTCTTTGGCAGGCCACAACGCAGTGACACCATCATACGGTTGGATGTCGGAACTGGGACCCACCAGTTCCGATATCGCTTTGAGGTAACCGACAAGTAAGTAATCTCGTGGATGCGTCTAGGAAAGACGCATGTGGTTTCAATATCCACCCCGAGATCCTCCTTGGCCACCCGAATGATAGTACCGATATTGTAGAACGGCAGAGCATGGTCTGTGACACCAGTGGCCCCGTCATCCCCACAACCAAATGTCTTCACGTTCTCATCAAATTCTTGTTTTGTCGCACCAGGACGCACTTTAGCGTAGACATACATGTCAATCCAACGCTTAAAATTGGTGTTTAAGAATGTTGTGAGCGGATCACCAGATTTGTTCCCGCCAACCAAAAGCCAGCACTGGCCGGTCGCATCGACGGTAACTGAATACAAACGATTCCACATAAGATAAAGATGACGATTCCAATTTTCCTTGGTCTTCTGATAAGCAGGTAGCAAATTCCAGAGAAAAGTACTGAACTCTTCAATGAACCACGATTTAACGTTTGCTTCACATTTCCCTACATCAGTATCAAAACAATTTGGAAATCCATCAAACTGGTGGATAAATCTATCCCAACCAGCCCCCTTAGGGTTCATCCCAACAGTGTGCCCGAGAATGATGTGATTCTCAACCCAGGCATCGTATATCTGGCCGTAAAGACGGCGGTGCACGTACACCATCTCCTTTGAGGAAGGGAGGAACGTGCGAATCGCCCCAACCTTAAGCTTCTCCCAGGACCGAACTTCTTCCTTCTCGGACTGCACCCACAAAGACAAGTGCCTCCAGTTCTGCCCAGTAATATCCCAAATCTTTGGGAGAAACTCAGGATGGGCCTGTATCAGATCCTCAGTGGTTTGAAACGCCCGATTCATAGGCGCTCCTGGACTCTTGGAACGGTCCAGGTCAGAGATAACGACCTCATGATTATAGCCACTGTAGCCGGATAGAGTATTTGACAATTCGGACCACAGCCAATTGAACGCTGTGTCACAAGCAACAAGATCGTACTTGTAGAACTCAGAGAGTTTACCATACTTGGCGAGTTGGCGCCAAGGATTGTCTTTAATCACACCGGGAACTGCCCAACCGTACCCGTCGAACAGTTCATCTGACCAAGCAAATTGCGTACGAGAGATCTCAACTTCAGGGTCATTTTGCGCTTTACCTTTCTGACAACCAGAAAAGGTTAATCGCCCAAAGGACGGAAACACCTCATTGACCAGGCCGAAACCTCGGCCAGTGGGTGCCTCGTCCCCCAACCGGGGGGGAGAAACGAACTTAGGAATCAACTCTGGCAGCAGCTCCGAAAAGCGCGCTACCATGTGATCCCAGTCGGCCCCCCCGGGCGGGGGCAGCATCAGTTTTTTGGTTTCGACTGGTGCTGAGTGGCGATAAGATCTGCGGGAACAAACACGAAGTAGTTGACATTATCAACTCGACCTCCGTGTAGACCAACAATGCACCCGTCACCAGCGGTTACGA